CCGGTGACCCGGTACGTGAACGGGAGCGCGGTCGTCTTGGCGCCCGCCGTGGCGCCCGAGAAGAGCGAAAGGGTGCCCGGAACCGTCAGCACCCCGGTGATGAAGATGATGTCCGCCATCGCCCCCTTGGAGAACTCGAACGTCTCGCTATCGGCCCCGGCGGCGAGGTCGATCGGCTCGAACATCGCGATGATTCCGACGTCTTCAGTCAGCCGTCCCATGAGATCCTCCTATGCCCTTGTGTCGAGCCCGACGAACGGGCTGAGATTGCTGGTACCCTTGAACGGCGTCAGACTCGTCTTCCAGGTCGGCTGGCCATTGATCCGATAGACCCAGCGGAAGGCCATCTCATCGTAGAGGAAGCGCACGTGCATCGAGGAATCGGCGCGCAGCCCTTCGCCGCCCTTCGTGATCGTCACGTATTCGTTGAGGTTGACCAGGAAGATGTCCCCCTGCGTCCCGAGCGCCTCGGCTTGCTCGATCTCGACCACCGGCTTGCCGAGCAGGAGGCCGTTCGGGGCCTGCGTCAGCGCCCCCGGCGGCAGCCAGACGGGCTGCTGGCCGATCGCCATCAGCGGGAGCTGGGTCATCACGTCGGGATGAATGAGCCAGATCGCCCCCCTCTTGAGACGCGAGGGCATCCGCGCGTACATCTTCAACACGTTGCCGGGCACCACGGTGGCGGCGACCTGCGAGCCTTCCTTGGCCACCGAGACGAAGCAGGGATGCAGGAAGAAGCCCAAACACTTCGCCACCCCATCGCCGCGCACGATCTCGTTGTCGATGGTGAAGGCGAACTCCGATTCGAACGCGGAGCCGAGTATACCCTCCAATGCTGAGGCATCCCGGATCAGGCGCTCCGTGGCATAGGCAAGGCCCATGATCTCTTCCAGCTTGAGTTCAGCCTTCCCGATCTTCGGCTGCTTGGCCGCGACAGTCCCCGCTTCGGCTTTGCGGAAGACCTGAACCCCGCCCCAGCGGGAACCAGTGGCCCGGCTAGTCTCATCGATGTAGGGATACTCCAGGCTGTCGAAGTCCGCCCCGATGGGGATACCGCGCGTGCGCGGCAGCAAAACCGCTTCCTCGCGGGCGCGATCCATCATGGCCGTGGACCAGTCCTTGCGGACCAGGTAGCCGCCATCAGAGGGGACCCCGACCGACATGCCGCTCGTGGCGGCCTGATACATCTCCATCTTGCGATGGAGGACGCCGGCCTGTGGCAGGCGATTCGCTAGGATATTCGAGCTTTCGCAGGCGACGGCCTGGAGGAACTCGCCGAACCCGGTGAACTGGTCAGCCGTGATCGCCCCAGGATTCCCGACCGTGCGGGCTTCGAGGGCCCCGCCATCGCGGATGATGGCGCTCCGCTCGTGCTCTTCGAGGCGCGTCTCGGCCTCGATCTCTGCCCGGGTGGTATCGAGGTCGGCCTTGAGGGTGTCCAGCTCGGTCAGGATCTCGTCCCGCCGGGCCTTCTCCTCGGGGGTCAGCAGACGCTTCTCCCCTTCCGCCTTGTCCCCGATCGCGTGGCCTTCCTTGGCGAGCTCCGCCTTGCGGCGGTCGAGATCCGCCTGGTGCGCGAACAGCTGTCGATGGCGCTTCGTCATGCCCGTCTCTCCTCCAGTGCCGGGCATAAAAAAAGCGCGTGAGCCCGGCACCACGATGGGTTCGTGGGTGCCAGCAGCTCACACGCGCTCGAAGGAGCCGTGCGTCTCGCTGCGCCAGCCGCCCCCTCACCGCCGATCGTAGGATCGCGGAGTGTCGGGGCCGACCCGCTACAACTATCGGGTTAGACTATACGGCACGCCCATGGGGACCTGTCAAGAGATTCTTCAGGTCCGCTCGGCGAGCTGCCGCCGAAGCGCCCCGATTTCCTCTGCGGCCGTTAGCTCGAGCGGCGGAGCCTCGGCCCTCAAGGATGCGGTCACCCGCTTCTGCCCGCCCGCCAGCCGCCCGACGACCTGGTCGAGCGTCCCCAGGGCATCCACCATGCCCGCCCGCAGGGCATCCTGGGCTGACACGATCCGCCCCTCTCCAAAACCGTCCCGGACCGCCTGCTCCTTCACCTCCCGGCCCCGGGCCACCGCGCGGACGAAGGTGGTGTAATACTGGTCCACTCGGCGCTGCATATTCGCCCGGGTCTCATCGTCCAGGGGCTCGAATTCATTGCCATCGGCCTTGAAGCGCCCGGCCGTGATGAACGAGTATTTGACCCCCAGCATGGCCGCCTGCTTCGAGATGTCCCGGTGGACCCCGATCACCCCGATGCTGCCCACCTGGCCGCTCGGGGTCACGATCAGCTCATCGGCCTGCGAGGCCAGCCAGTAGGCGGCGCTGGCGGCCGTCGCGTTCGCCACCGCCACGATGGGCTTGGGGCCCCGGGCCTTGAAGATCGTGTCGGCGAGCTCCTCGACGCCGAACACGCTCCCGCCCGGGCTATCCACATCCAGGACGATCGCGCTCACGTCGGGATTGTCCACAGCCTGGAGCACGGCGCCGCGCAGTTGCTCCGTGGACATGCCCCCGCTCATCGCCGTGAAGAGGTTCATCCGATGGGCCAGCACGCCGAAGACCGGCAGGATTAGAACGGACCCAGCCGTCTGCGCCGCCGGCCGCGGGGGAGGATCGCCCACGCGCGCCCGGATCTCCTCGTCGGTGAAGACGCCGCCTTCGAGACGGATCTGGATCACTTCCAGAAGGGCCTCGAGGACGCTGGGGATCATGGCCCAGGGATAGTCCTCCACAAACTTCGCGACGCGCTCGTATCGCTTGCTCATGTCGTCCCCTCCTCCAACGCCAGCCGCGCGAGGTGCGCGGGCGCCTCTCGCTCCCAGATATCGAGGACGTCGAGTCCCCGCTCCAGGACCTCGGTGCAGTGTTGCGCCCCGTACCGCCGCGCCGCCGACTCATGGAGACAGAGCGCCTCCATCATCCCTACGATGTGCCGTCCATAGAACTCCGCCACCCAGCGTTGCCACCCATCGGGGCTACTCGCATAGCGCGGTTGCCATTTCCGGAGCGCCGCGATTTCCTTCCGAACAAGCCGGCCCGCGACTTCCCCCACGATCGTGCGCGCCCGGGCAGCTCCATCCTCCTCTTCGTCATCCATCGGCATTCGCCGATCGGGGCTGGGCCGCGGCACCGATCGCCCCGCGCCAGGGTCAGGCTCGGTGCGTCCCTGGTTCGCCGACCGCTGGGGGCGGTCGAGCCCGGGGATCGCGTTGTAGTTGATCTGCCGCCGGACCTCATTCTCGCTGAGCACGCCATTCTGGATGTAGAGGGCGTGGGCCTGGGAGCGCGAGGCCATGTCGCCCCGGAGCAGGGCATCGACAAGAAACTCCACGAAGTAGTTGTCATCGTCCACCACATCCCGGTCGATTGCCTGCTCGAAGGCGGTGAGCCAGGGCAGCTCCGTGAAGTTGATGAACCCGATCGTCTGCTGCTCGATGCCTGTCCCCCAGCTCGTCGATCGCTCGACGTCGCCGATCATGTGCGGCGGCACGCGGAAGAACCGCGCGATGTCGCCCACGCTGGCCGTGTAGATTTCGATGTATTGCGAGTCTCGCGCGCTCAGCCCGATCGGCTCGAACTTCAGACCCCCTTCGAGGATGGCGATGTTGTAGGCGCCCTGCACGCCGGCGTGGGTCTTATGCCACTCGTCGCGGTTCGCCTCCCGCTGCGTCTTCGTCAGGCTTCCGGGAAAGACGAGGGCGCCGCGCCGCTCGGCCCCGCTCGCCCAATAGCGTCCCGCGTAGCCCTGCTGCGCCTGAGCGTTCCCGACACTCTCGCGGGCGTGCTCGACCACCGAGATCCCCGTGATCCCGTCATTGGAGTAGCCCATGACGTGGCAGATTTCGTCCTGGGTGAAGGCCACCTGCGGTCCTTTAGGCGGTTGATAGAGATACCCTCGACGATAGCTCTCCAGCTGTGTCACCCGCATCCGATCGGGATGGAGAGGGATGAGCTGGCTCAGGCGCCCCACAGAATCCAGGATCTTGAGGTTATAAAAGTTCCCGCGGAGCAGGAGATAGGCCATGCCGAGCTTCTTCCACTCCGACGCCGTTTGCCAGACATTCGGCCGGCGGCGGAGCTGCGTATACAGCCGCCGATCCGTCGCCCGTTCCTTCCCCTCATCCTCGAGCCGCCGGTACAGGATCAATGGGAGGTAACCGACGACGTCCGCCAGCAGCGTCACGCAGGCATAGACTGCGCTCAGCTTCATGGCGCTCTCGGGCGAGACGGCCACGCCGGCGTGGACCCGTTGACCGAGCGGATCCCGCTGGAACCAGAAGTCATCCCAGGGGGCGTAGGTCGCCCCGATGGGCTGTCCCGTGACGAGAGAGGTCAAGAGCCCCGCCATTAGCGCCTCCGAAGATGGGGCCAGATCGCCACGCCGAAGAGCACCAGGCCGACGAGGATGAGCGCCCCCGGAGTCCAGACCCAGGCCACCCCTCCGGCGATGAGGGCCAGGCCCACGAGCGCCTCAAGAGCGTTTAGGCGTTCCGGCGTCAGAAGATTCTTCATGTGAGCACCG